CCCGGCTTTCGCCTACCACCATTAAGTGGCACCATCCCCGGCCAGGGGGACCTATAAACCGTAATCTAATTTCAACATCGCACGTGCAGCAATGTCGTTAATAGTATCACCTGGTCCAGCTGTTTCGATAGTGGAAACTAAATCGTCCAACTGCGACTGGGTAATTCTATACCTACGGCATATAGAATAATCCGCGATCTCACCAACATCAGATCCTGTTATGCGTATCGTAGCATTCGTGTGGATGGCTTCCACATCTGCTTGGTACTTGGAACGTAGTGTTTTGGTTACACAATGTGTCCCTGCATGAACAAATCCTTTTGTTAGTGCGGAATTAAACAACACAGATTGTTGTCCAAACGTCAACTTCGGGTGCATCAGATCGCCACTCTTCTGGCCAAGAGCTCGCAGAATTACACCTAAGTTTAACATTGTCTCAACTTCTCCGTCAACGGTGTGTACAGGTGAGTTCTTCAAGAATTGTAAATCCTCAAAGTACTCGCACGTTTGAATTGTACAAAGCCAACCACATACACCCAACCTAGCCTCCACCCACAATTTTGTATCTTCAATAGTCCCAAAGGGACACTCCAATAATTGAAGTCCAATAATTGTATTTGCTAGGTTGTTCAACAAAGTGGTCAAAGTTGTACCAGAATATTCGTAATACCAATTTGGTTTGAAAGTGAATTTTGTTGGACCCACACCTAAAACCGCCGCCTGGCGGCATTGATCCAACAAATCGCTAATAATATTGTCGTACTCAAGGGGGCATAGGTGCCGCAATAATTGAAATATTGCTGGCCCATTGCTAGAGTCACAACTAGAAATATCAAGATTACACCGAAACATACCATCGAGACACCTAAGAGTTAGACAAGAATCATCACTGTGAAATACAAATATGTCATCAGTGAGCATCCGTCTAAAAACGTCTCGTAGGACATCGCGATTCGGAGAAAGTACAAATTGTAACTCTCCTCTAGCGCCACGCAAGCGTGTTTCGGACCATGCATCCTTCATCAAGGAGCACAACCAACCACCACGAATGCTAGCTGGTGTAGATAGGTCACAAACGACCCTACCATTCTTACCAGGCTTAGCCCATTCGTGCTTCTTGAAATTCAATTTAATCAGCGTTTTCATAAAGGTATTATATACTGAATCAACGAGCCCTTCATCTTCCAGGGAATGAAGAGCCGCAATACGTAACACTTGCTTGTCATGTTTTTCATTGGCAGCCGCGCGAATCAGCTCACCATGAAAACCAGCCCCTAGAACGGCAAGTGCTATACCACAGATTATAGGTCGAAGGTGTGAAGAATACTTCTGCACACGTAAGTTCTGCATCGAATGCAGATCCTCTAATCTTGATGGGAGTCCGAGCATGTGAGGAGGTATACCCCTCTTGAGCTCGGCGGACGCATCCAACTGTACATCCTTGGAAGTATTCCGAAGAGGCTGCTTTTCATCCACAGCCAGTACGGTTGGACCACTCGGTTTGTCCTGGTTATCTGGGTGTTCAGCCACTCTCGTGCGATCAAACCCCGACTCTCTAGACAATCTGTGAGCCAATCCCGGAACAACACTACTACTTCGGCTGCTTGCTGTCGTGTCCAATGACCCGGATGCGGATTGGTGAATGCGTAATACATCGTGTCGAGGTTTATTGTCGCAGTCCGAACAAGCCCCCCGGCATCCGCAGTAGCCGCCCAACTGGCAACGGTCTCTGAAATCCGCAGCCACCTTATCATGAAACAAGCGAAAAGAGGCAGCATGCATATTAGCAGGAGTAGCATCAAGAGTAATACCGGAGTGGCAAAAGACGGGCCCAAGCATATGCCTAAAACACGGAGGACGAAGCCGATCGAAAAGCCTCTGATAAACGGATGTACAGGTAGTAAACTCGCCTTTGCCCAGAGCCAAACGACTCCTACGGTTACAGCCGACAAAGATGTCATTAGCAATGTACCGCTGAACGAAATGGCACGCCTGAGCATAGTACATGCGGAAGTAACCATGGTGGAGAATGGGTGGGCCCCCTCGTTTAAAGTCCCATCAACTGAAATATCTGCAGGATTCCCAAGTTCGTCACCCCTCATCTTGTAGATCTGCAGTCGTTGCGAAACGTAGGAGCAAATCAAAAATCTTGTATCCACGTCAATCTCGACTTCAGGATGGTCGGTGCGTAGGTAATCTTGCAAAGAGTTAATCAAGTTTCCTACTATCTGGGAATTCGTAGCTCTATAGGCTTGTACCTTCTCAAGAAAACCTCTTACTATGACCAAAGGTAATTCAACCTCCTCATAAGCAACCCAACGAACCTGGCGATTGCTAGCCAGTATTTCTTCGTCGTCTGTCGTAAACCAACTCACCAATTTGTCTCGACCAAGCAACAAACGCCAAAGTCTAAACTGTGTGGTGTACAAGCGGTAAGTTCCATAAACCAAAACAGGCGGTGCAGGAACCTCAGCCGCAGGTGGTGGCGGCGCTGTTTCAGTCTCCGCGCTTCCGTCCTTCTTTGCCCTAGCAGCCTGACGTTTTTCATAATTTCTCTTAGCATTGCCAGTTTTCTGTGAACCAACAGATTCCGTGTCAGAAAGAGACTTCTTTGAAGTGTGCTCTCCTCCACCAGTACGACCATCGTCCTTAGTGTCAGTAACAACAGGCGGCTTTGGTTGCTTCTTACGTCCACCTCCTTTCGCCTCAATATGTATATCGAGACCGCCAAGTTTACTCAATGCTGAATCGAGTGTGCCTCTAACTCCACCTGGAACAGATGTAGGCGGCATAGGTGGTGGCTTGCCTACAGGTGAATCCCAAAAACCTTGAAGATCCACCTGGCCTTGAGCACCTCCCATACAGTGTGCAGCTCCTCCATTGTGTTCAGATGATTCCCAAAGGGCTCTCAAATCAACTTGTTGCTGCTCAGATGCCTTCTTCCGAATCCTTTTCAATTCTTCAACTCTCTCACTAATCTTGGCTTCGACCGCTACAGCTTTTAAGAAGTTAGGAGGGTGGATCCCGTCTCCGGAGAGAACAACATGAGCACGACTAACAGGTATAGTATCACACGGGATGGAGTCAGGTACAAAGGTTTCCATTCCATATGTGTGTACCTGGCCACGGTCACTCGATTCGTTAGGTTGAAACAACAACTTGATCCCGAAGGTCAAATTTTCCTCGAAGGTGGTGATGACAGACCGACTCGAAACGGCGTCGTAAACTTCGCCAACGTCATACATGAAATCAGAATTGAACCTAAACAAGTCCAGTCCAGTGTCGATGCTCACCATCTTCGACAGACCAAGTAGCTTATCTCCGGCGACTTTGAATATGTTCTTGTGATCATCGGTGTTCGTTGGAGAACCGTGCTGACCACCAATGAAGGCGCGAAACTTCCTATTGATATAAACGCGCGTGGCGACATAGGTCGAATAGAAAGCTGGTCGATCGATAAATACAGTCTGCTCCCAATGGTCATCCTCCCAATGTGCGACCCACGTCCCGGGAGGACAATCCAAAGCGGTGTCGATTCTACCCGGAGTGGACATGTCAATCACTAGGGCATCCCTATTTTCATCCCTACACATTCGGAGCGCCTGGATCACATAAGACGGAGGCACCGGTCCATCAAAGATGAAGTCGTGACCAGTGACATGAGTAGCCCCCGGCAACAAGGGAGACGGTCCATAGACAACACCTACTATTGGTTGTGGCGGCACAGGCTCATCAACCACCACAACTTCGTCGACGGCTCCTTCAACGATTTCTACTACTTCAGGAGTGTGCTGTGGACCTGTATAAGCATCATAAGAATACTCCAAGTCTTTGATCGTGCTCAAATCGATCTCTATCTCCGGGAAAGTGTCCGACTGGACTCTAATGAGTTTTAGAGCATTTCGCCTATCACGGCGCTTTTGAGTTGGTGTTCTCTTCACTTCTAGTTCCTGTTTGTCCATACAGACTACTGGGGCAACTAATTCTACTTTCAAGTGATGTTCCATTTTGTCCGTACAGACTACTTTGGCAACACCATTTTTAGCTGGAATGGAGATACCTTTGCCCAAAGGATGGACAATTTTCTCAATCGGATTCGGCTTATGGACGGTGAACCTCTTATAATCCCATGGTCCTGGAGTCCCATCTGCTTGCTTCTTCTTATTAAGCAGATACTCACGACGGCAGTTCTCATGGACAACCTTCTTACGAATTACACGTGCTGTTTCAGGATCAACAGTCTTAACGCGTGAAAAATCTCTGATAAGGGCTGTGTAACGCTCACGCCCCTCAGTGTTCCACTTGGACCAACCGTTTGGCGGACTCACATAGTGGTAGACAAAATCCCTGAGGAAATGTCCAGGTTCAACTGCAAGAATACCAACTTCTTGCTTACTCCGGATGTCTCCTGTGACACCGGATGTGGTCTGTGGACCATACACTTTAAAACCTGTTCTTTCTAATTGCGCTAAGGTTTTGTGTCTTTTTCCAGTGTATCTTATTTTGTAAAATAACTGGACCAGTACGATTGGTATAACATGTTCCCCCCGGGTAAAAACCACCGGGTTCGCGGTCATCAAAATCTCAAGAGCTCTCAATTCAACGGGCCACACATTCGGGCCACTGTTTAATTGCTTGCTCTTGCTGGTATATGCTTCGCACCTCTTCCAGAGACTCCTTTCCTTCTTCTCTCTGGTGCCGAAGACATCTTCCTCATAAGTCTTACCGTGGAACTTCGCATTCTTGCGTGTTCCTTCGGCTCCTGAATGACGAGCCTTGGTCATCTTAGTATCAGGATTTGAATGCTTAGCCCTAGCCATCTGCTGGGCATAACTACCTTTTCCAACTTTGTGCTCGGTTGGTTTGTGTAGGTGTACTTTAGTCATTCACTTATTAGGGTAGCGTATGGGAATACGCATATTACAAACAAACATGGACTACCATGATTAGGGTACCGCCCCTCCGGGCGATAGTCATCGCTACTTCAACTCCACTGGAGAAACCGAATCATGTAAAAGGAGGTATATATACAGTAAAATTTTTCTTTTGTTTTATTTATTTAATGAATGGTGACAAAATTGAAGACGAGAAAATCATGTAAAGGGAGGGTGGGCCGCTGTCAAATTCTAGATGACAGCAGATGGGGCGCCAACTTTCGACAATAAGTTGGTACCGTTCTGCGTGAACGAAGGTGTCGCGCGGGTGACAATGTTGGTTGCACCATCGGAAGTCGTCTCGGCGATGTCGAAAACTCCCATGCTCTTGACGGTCAATTGAAACTGACTAAGCCCATAATTCTTCTGTCCTGAAACAACGTTCTGTGCTACAGGAAAGTTCATCACATCGGTTCCTTGCTCAGTTGCCCAACCGAAGAACAATGAGCTTGGATAAACTGCTCCAACTTGCCCGGCGCCAACGGCACCTGTACCATATGTAATGGGTTTCGAGGCAATGTTAGACGGTGACAAGAACTGGACAAAATACGAATATGACGGGTTATGTGCACCATCATAATTCAAAGTCCCTTCTGTGATAATGTTACCGTAACCCCAAGTAAAAGTCATGCCCAAATCGTTCACAACAGTTGTCGAAGCTGTGTTGACATACACTGCACACTGAGGCAATGTGGTGGCAGATGTCGTCTTGTTAGTGGAGAGATTGCCAGAGTAGAGTTGAAATGCTCCTTCAGGCCACATGATAGATGGGGGGTAAAAAGTGATTGGATCAAAATACGTGTTATATACAACTGGAAAAGTCAATACGACATGCATGACTTCCCCAGTCCTAATCTTTGTCAAATTCATTTGGGCGGCTCTAGCGTATCCACTGGTAGCAGCCACATTGCCATTCATATCGTAAGGGGAAGTATACGCGAGAGTGGTAGACCCACTAAGTGTTGTGTACGCCCCAGTGGCATAAATGTTGGACTTACCGATGTCAATGGTCAAGTCCGGAGGCATGTTCCCAACTTTGGCTGTAGTGTCGGAGGAGACGGATATAACAGTATCTGTTCCATCGAGCATCACAGGTCCACGCAACCTGACTCTGTAAGTAACCCAAATCTCACCTAAAACGCTGTTAGAAGGAAAGCTGGCAGCAACTTGACTAGCAAAGTAGACCTTAACAAAGTCTTGCAAATTGGCAGGTGTCGCAGCTGACGCATTTCCTTTAACGTAATACCAATTCTGGGCCTGAGATTTGCACTCGACTCCATACATGATATTTCTGTCTAATCGGGCAGTACAACACATCTCAGTGTTAAACATAGACTGCCGAGTAGTGAGTTCGGTGGCTGTCACGTTGTCTTGCGACGTGATGATAACCTCTCCCATAGCGGAGTTGGTGTTGTAAGGCGAAGTTGTGCTGACGTATTCGAAAATAAGGCCATCAAACTTGTACTCCTCGTAACGCGTGGCAATCTTGTTGAACCAGGGAAAAACAGTGGGATCACCAGGGTTGACATTGAATGTTTGATAAAACAAGTTAACATCTGCCCCAAGTAAAGTTCCAGCCACTTGTGGTGTAACTGTACCAGTGGCCAAATCCCCGATGTACTCGCGGTACTCAACGACGGTCTCCGCATGGTTGTCGCCAAAAGAGCTATACGCTGATGGGTGTCCCTTAATTAGGGAATTGACGGAAGTCTGTGAACCTTCTAAAGAATAATCACCACGACCAATGAGTTTCTGAAGTTTCTTTCCGATCATAGTGTGGGCCTTTAAAGCCAACGCTGAACCAACTGCCCCACCACCGTCAGCCATACCGATCCTGCTACCAATTGCAGAACCGATAGACCGTCCAATCTTGGCTGCAATAGCGCCTCCTTGTTTGGATGCCACAGCACCAGCAACTTTCTTAGCGGCTGTTTTGTAGTCTCCTTTACCTTTCATCTTTGGAGGTGATTGACCTCCTTTCTTCTTCTTAGGCATACCTCCTACTCCGAATCGACGTATGTAAACGTCTAATTCTGGCGAATCCGCCAACAAAGTTGTAAAAGGCCGACCGTTACAAGTGCCAATGAAACCGCTAGGGATAGTATAACTATCTCCGCGGTTAAGATGTAAGACTGTGGTATTATTATCATGAATGTAAAGTGTAGACATATTTGTTCATAAAGGGTAGCATCAATTGGATGCATATTGCAAACAAACGACAATTCATGCCGATAGGAACATCCAGGACTTGGTACTGTTAGTTTGACCAAGACAATCCACCATACGGTATACAGTTCTAGTGTCATGCAGATCCACGTGTTTAATTTCATACCCAAGCAACGAAGCCCAGGAAATGACACGCTACGTACAACAACAAGGTTGCACAAGTAACCACGCATGACTCAATTGACGGCTCAACTAATTAAAGCCAAGGTTTCGCCAAAAGCAAACCCCCCGGTTACCAGGGATTTGGAAAT